ACCCAGCAATCGCAAACATTATCGCTTACAACCTAGCAGATTCAATTGATGCAGTAGCAATGGAGACATTGCGTGCTGGAACAAACGTAATCTACTCAGGTGCTACAGCAACATCTACAGCAACAATTGCTGCAGCAGCAACAATTGACTCAGCAGACATCCGTAAGGCTGTCGCTAAGTTACGTTCTGCTAAGGCTGTTGCACGTAAGGGTTCACTATACTGGGCTGGTATCCACCCAGAAGTATCACACGACCTACGTGCTGAGTCCTCTTCAGGACAAGGCTGGCTACTTCCTAACCAATACGGTTCTTCACAAGACCGCATCTGGGCAGGAGAAATTGGTAACTACGAAGGTGCATTCTATATTGAGTCACCACGTCTTTACTCAGCCAAAGATGGTGCAGACCAAGCAACATTAGCAACAACAGCAGTAACAGTAGCAGGAACATCAGCAGGGTTTACCTTTGGTGTTGCTTCTTCTTCAGTTATCGCTTCACGTGCTGAGGTTGGAGATAAGATTTCAGGAACAGGTGTTGGTTCAGGTGCAAAAATTACTGCACTATCAACATCAGGTTCAACTACTACAATTACAGTAAGCGTAGAAAACTCCGCTGCAGTAACTGCTACAACAGTTGTAACCGTAACTCCTGTTACTCGTAACTTCCGTACAATTATCTGCGGTTCACAAGCCATGGCACAAGCCGTTGCTGAAGAGCCACATGTAGTTATCGGACCAGTAGTTGACAAGTTAATGCGTCACCGCCCAATGGGTTGGTACGGCGTACTTGGATTTGCTCGCTACCGTGAAGAAGCACTATATCGAATCGAATCAGGTTCATCAATCGCTGCTCTTTAGTAGCAATGAGGGGTGGGGCTTACGCCCTGCCCCTCTCTTAATAAAGGACTTAAATGACTACATACGTTTTTGATACACCAATAGTTAGAGAAGGTCCAGCGGGTGGACACCGCTTATTTTACTTTTATAAATTAGACCGTGGGATAACTATCATTCGTGATAATGGTGTTTATAAGCAAGTACGTTATTTGGTAGATGAAGACTTACAAAGTTATCAAGAGGCTTACCTTGGCGGCAGCCGTCATATAGTTGACGAAGATACTAAGGCAAGATTAATAGCAGGTAATGTGGGAGTTACAGAGGCTAACTTCACAGCACAGTAGGGGGCAATATGGAGTGCGACCATAAAACTAAAGTTCTTAATTGGGCATATAAATTAAAAGATGGTCAAATGAATCAGTACGTATCCTTGTATGGATGTACTGAGTGTGATGCTACATCACCTAAACCATTTGTAAGTAAAGAAGAAGTTTTAGTAGTAGACCATAGTAATTGTCATATAGACCCTTGCTTTGGATGCAAGGCTAAAGGATTACAGTTAAGCACAGGTGATGCCAATGGCAGAGCATCTATGCCAAGACGTAAGTGGGAGGGCGAACTAGAAGCCTATAGGAATGCTCGTAAGCAGGGTATCCAACCAGCAGGAACTACTATGGAAAAAATAGTTGCTGCAGAGAAAGCATCAGAGAATTTGGGAAGGGCATACAATGCCGAAAAAGACCCAAATGCAAAACAAATAAATAAAAAAACCGCTAAAGTAATGACAGAAATAGGAGCATGATATGCCAATGGTAAACGGAAAAGAATTTTCTTACGGCAAAAAAGGAATGGCTATGGCAAAGAAAGAAGCCAAAAAGTCAGGTAAGAAAATGGTTATGAGAAAACCTGCTAAGAAAATGACTATGAAGAAAATGGGAAAGAAGAAATAACATGGCCGTCAAAAGAAATTTAACCGACGAAAAAGGTAAGAAAGTAAAGATTAGCCAAGCAGAGATTGACGCTGTCAAGAAAATGGGAATGAAAAAAGCCCTTGCTGCTGCTGCTAAGAATCCTGTTATGGGAGCAAGTAGGTCAGATGCTTCAGCATTTAAGCAAGCAAAGTTAGTAGAAGCAGTTCGTCGCCTTTATGGAGAGACACGCTTTATGAATGCTGTTAATAAGCCAAAGGCTTCTCCTGGACCAGTTGGTTCTTTACCACCAAGCAGAACCAAAAAAACCAGCAACAAAAGAGCAGATTTGATATCATATAGATAATGGCATCATCTGGTACTTGGAAGCGTCACGATGGTTTTAATCCAATTCAAATTAAAGACGGCCTAGTGGTTCGTATGGGCAAAAATGGAATCATTAGGTCCGTTCTAGGAAAGTATGGGGAATATGGAAAGAAAGAAAGACTCAAGGCTCGCTAGAGCAGGAGTGGCTGGTTTTAATAAACCTAAAAGAACTCCTACTCATCCTAAAAAGTCACATGTAGTTGTGGCTAAAGTAGGAAGCCAAGTAAAGACTATTAGATTTGGCGAACAAGGTGCAAGCACTGCAGGTAAACCAAAGGCTGGTGAATCAGAGCGTATGAAAATGAAACGCAAGTCTTTCAAAGCAAGACATGGTAAGAACATTGCTAAAGGTAAAATGTCTGCAGCATATTGGGCGGATAAAGTTAAATGGTAGCAAAAAAGAAGGCTAAGTCTAAAGTTAATCAAGCAGGTAACTATACCAAGCCTACTATGAGAGCATCATTGTTTAAAAAGATTAAGGCTGGTTCTAAGGGCGGAGACCCAGGAGAATGGTCAGCACGTAAAGCACAACTACTTGCTGTGCAATATAAGAAGGCTGGCGGAGGATACAAGTAATGGCACTTGCTAAATCTCAAAAGTCTTTAAAAGACTGGACTGCACAGAAGTGGAAAACTTCTGATGGCAAGCCATCTAAGGGCAAGAAAAGATATCTACCAGAGGCAGCCTGGGCTGCATTAAGTCCTGCTGAAAAGGCTGCAACCAATAAGGCTAAGGCTAAAGGTAATAAACGGGGCAAACAATTTGTTAAACAACCTAAATCAATAGCCAAAAAAACATCTAAGTACAGATAAGGTAAATTATAGTGACTACTCTAAATAACATGGTTGATGAAGTTCTTATTAACCTTGCTGGCTATACCCTACAGCAGGATAAGTCCACACATCTTACTGCAACATTAGCCACTACAACATCTACCATTGCTAGCCCTACAGTTCTACAACTTGCAAGTACAGACCTTGGTAAAGGTACTATTGAAATTGGCGAAGAACTACTATGGATTGACTCCTTTGACCGTATTGCTAATACGGCAACCGTATCTCCATATGGTCGTGGTTACCTAGGTACCACACCCTCTACCGCTGCTGCTGGAACTAGGGTCATTATCAGTCCGACGTTCCCACGTTATTCAGTAAAACGTGCTATAAATGATACTATCCGTTCTTTGGGGACATCTATCTTTGCAGTCAAACAGACTACTTTTACATACAACGCAGCGATTACTACCTATGAATTAGAGAATTTAAATATTAGAAATATTCTTTCAATGCACTGGGAAAGCATTGGTCCATCTAAAGAGTGGATTCGTGTCAGAAGATTTGATTTTGATGCATTACCAGAAATTAATACTTGGGGTTCAACATCCCAAACAGTAACTATCGGAGATGTTATTACACCTGGTAGAACTGTCAAAGTTGTATATGCTACAGAAGCAACAGCGTTTTCTAGCAACAATGATATATTTACAACAACAACTGGATTACCTGAGTCTGTTAGAGACGTGGTAATTCTTGGTGCTGCTTATAGATTACTTACCTACCTTGACCCAGCCCGTGCTGCAATGGTTAGCCCACAAGCGGATGAGACAGATGCTAAGCGTCCATATGGTTCATCAGCAAATGCAACAAGACAACTCTTTGCTCTATATACACAACGTTTAGCCGAGGAAACAAGAGCACAGCAACAACAATATCCAGCCCGAGTTCACTACAGCCGATAGGAACATAAATGACCACACGCAAATACTCATCCCGCTCACAACAGACTACATTAACATCAAGCATTACTGCTGGTGTTACCAGCATGGTAGTTGGTTCTGCATCATCACTACTAGGTGGTGCAACAGTAACTGGAACCGAAAGATTTACAGTAGTAATTGACCCAGATACAGCCGTTGAAGAAATTGTAGATGTTAGTGTTGTTGCAGGTGATACGTTAACCATAATTCGTGGTATTGATAATGCTGGTACTGGACAGGTTCACTCCGCTGGTGCAGTGGTTAGACACATGGCTATTGGCCGTGACTATCGTGAAGCCAACCTACATATTGAAGCAACGGCTGCTTATAATGATGGAACTGCTACCCATGCTATGCATGGTATTGCATCTGGTGAAGGTGATGTAGTAGGTACAGATAAGGCTCAAACCCTTACAGCAAAAACTTTAACATCTCCTATTATTACTAACCCAACAATTACTGCTGGTGGTGGGGCAGAGTTTACCTCTATTATATTTGAAGGTACTACTGCAGATACACATGAAACTACTTTAACAGTAGCAGACCCTACTCAAGATAATACAATTACTTTACCTAATACAACTGGTACAGTTGCAATTTTAGATGCTGCTCAAACATTAAGTAACAAAACTTTAACTAGTCCTATAATTTCAGGTAGCCCAACCATTACTGGTCTATCTAGCGCAGGTATGGTTGACTCATCTGCTGCTCCTAAAGATTATGTAGATGCTTTCTTTGGTCCATTAACTAGCGCACAGACATCGGCTACATCAGCCGCAGCCAGTGCTACAGCCGCTGCTACCTCGGCTACTAGTGCAGCAGCCAGTGCAACCGCTGCAGCAACTAGTGCTACCTCAGCCTCTAATAGTGCCACAGCAGCCTCTACAAGCGCCTCTAGCGCCCTTACAAGCCAAACTGCTGCAGCAACCTCAGCCACATCTGCTGCTGCCTCTGCTACCGATGCTGCGACTAGCGCAACTAGTTCTGCAACAAGTGCTAGCGCTGCTGCTACTTCAGCCACAAACGCTGCAACTTCAGCATCATCTGCTAGTACCTCAGCATCTTCAGCATTAACTAGTGCTAACTCCGCAAGTACTTCAGCAGCATCGGCTGCTGCTTCTACTTCGGCTGCTGCTGTTTCTGCATCCTCTGCTGCTACATCAGCAAGTGCTGCTGCAACATCTGCTACTAGTGCGGCTACCTCTGCTACATCAGCAGCCACTAGTGCAACTAGTGCTGCTACATCTGCAACCCTTGCTCAGGATTGGGCAACTAAAACTGATGGCACAGTAGATGGTTCAGAATTTTCTGCTAAGTATTATGCCCAACAATCTAATGCTGCTAATGCGGTTAACAAAACTGACATCCAAGCAAAAGGTGATTTAATTGTTGGTAGTGCAAATGATGCCTATGTAATTTTACCAGTGGCTTCAACTGCTGGATATGTTTTATCCGTTGATTCAGCAACAACTTCAGGACTTGTATGGTCTGCTCCTAACCCAGGAGATATAACTGGAGTAACTGCTGGTACTGGCTTAACAGGTGGAGGAACCTCTGGTTCTGTAACCTTAGCCTTAGATACAACTGGTGTAACCACAGGAACTTACACCCTCTCTACTATTACCGTAGATGCTTACGGTAGAATCACCTCTGCCTCCACAGGAGTCGCTGCAGGTGAAACATTTAGTCCACTACTACTGATGGGAGCCTAACTTGGCTGCAACATATAAAGTCCTGGGTCAGGTAAACCCAGCAGCAACAACAGCAACAACGGCATATACCGTGCCTTCGGCTACGGAAACTGTAATATCAACTATTACGATTGCCAACCTAGGTGCTGCACCTGCTACATATAGAATAGCAGTCAGACCAAACGGAGCAACTTTGGAAAACAAACATTATATTGTATATGACTCAAGCGTGGCTCCACAGAGTACAGATACTTTAACTATAGGAATAACACTTGATGCTACTGATGTTGTAACTGTATTTACTAGTACAGCAACAATGGCATTTAATCTATTTGGAAGCGAGATTGCATAATGGCTACAGGAAATATCAGAGGCGGTAAAAGAAACTACGCAAGACCTACCCCCCCTTCTACAGTATCTGCGACTGCAAGTACTACTGCAGTAGAGGCAACAGTAACTTATACACCAAACACACTTGGTCCAACAGCAGCATCTTATGTTATTACTGGTTCATCTACTAATGGTGGAGCAACTGTATCTACAACATCAGCATCAACTTCTTCGGCTACTGTAACTGGATTAACCTCAGATAAATCTTATACATTTGCCGTTGCTGGAAATAATTATAATGGTGCTGGTGCAACAATAATTTCTAGTGCCATAACAACAGCAGCAGCAATTAATGTTGATTATTTAGTAGTTGCTGGTGGTGGTGGCGGTGGTCGTGGAAAGAATACAAGTAGAGGTGGCGGTGGTGGAGGTGCTGGTGGTTATAGAACTAGTGAAGATACTAGCCAACTTGTAGTAGTTATTGGCGTTGCTACACCAATTACAATTGGTGCAGGTGGTGTTGGTGGTGGTTCTGGTGACCCTTCTACTAGTGGTAACAATTCTATATTTAAAAATATCACTAGCACAGGCGGTGGTAGAGGTGGAAATATGGCAAATACAGATACTGCAGCAACTGCTGGTGGTTCAGGTGGCGGTGGTGTTAATACTTTTACTGCTGGTGGCGCTGGTAATGCTGGTTCATTTTTACCAGTAGAAGGTTTTGCTGGTGGAGCAGGTGCATCAGGCGGTGGTGGTGGTGGTGGAGCATCAGTAGTAGGAGTAGCCGCTACTGGAGGTCCAGGAGGTAACGGAGGCGCTGGAAGAACATTTGCTATAACTTCAACTGCATATGCAGGTGGTGGCGGTGGTGGTGCTATGGATTCTACTGGTCCAAGCGGTACTGCTGGTACTGGCGGCGGTGGTAGAGGTGGATGGTTAAACAATTACAGCCCTGATGCTGGTACTGCTAATAAAGGCGGTGGCGGAGGTGGCGGTGGTTATGGCGAAAATGGCGCTGCAGGTGGTTCTGGTGTAGTAATTATTCGTATACCAAATACTCATACCGCATCATTTTCTGGTGGTGTATCTCAAACGAGTACTACCCCTAGTGGATATGTACTTTACACAATAACTGCTGCTGGTACAACAGACACAGTTACATTTAGCGCAGTATAATAGAATAAGGAGAATAATAAATAATGGCACATTATGCGTGGTTTGACGAAAACAATATAGTTCAAGGTGTTTTTGTTGGCAAAAATGAGAACGAACCGTTGCCAGAAGGTTATACTTCTTGGGAACAATATTATGGTGCAAAGCGTACTTCATATAATACTTATGGTGGAGTACATACAAAAGGTGGAACTGCATTTAGAAAAAATTATGCTGGCATAGGTTTTACCTATGATGAAGCAAAGGATGCTTTTATCCCACCTAAACCTTTTAACTCTTGGACATTAGATGAGGCTACTTGCTTATGGCAAGCACCAACTCCTATGCCAACTGATGATAAAAAATATGAGTGGTCAGAAGATGACCTAACCTGGAAGGAAATAGAATAATGGCCGATACATCCATAACCTTGTTCAGAGGTGCAGCAGCAACCTCTAGCACAACCCTATACACATCTCCAACAGGCGTAGCCGTAGCAGTAACTAATATTGCTATTACCAACACAACTACATCTGGTGCTACTGCAACAGTTAACTTGGCTACTATAGCCTTGGTATCAAGTATATCTATTCCAGCAAACTCTACTCAATTTATTGACCTAGAACAGATTATTTACAATGGCGAAACTATTACTGGCTCTGCATCTACTACTGCAGTTAACTTTCATATTGCAGGTTACGAGGTTTACTAATGGCTATTACTAGAGTACCTACTGGTCAAACTAGTGGTATGATTTTATTATCAAAAACTAATTTATCTTCTACAACAAGCGTAAGCCTTGATAATGTATTTAGTTCAACTTATGATAATTATAGAATCTTATTTCAAGGTTCTTTTATTGCTGCTGCAACTGATGTTGAAATGAGATTGAGAGTTTCAGGCGCGGATGCAACTTCAGCAATTTATTATGCTGGCAGACATACAACAGACATTTCAGGTACTTCTGCTTCAACTGGTCAAAACGCTGCTACTAAATGGTTTATGTGTTCTCCAACTACTGCTAGTGGTAATTTTACAATAGATATGTTTAGACCATTTGCATTAGTTAAAACTACTTTTAGCGGAACATTTTTATCAAGAAACCTTGATAGGGGTGGATACAATGCAGGATTTCACGATACAGAAAGTTCTTATGATGGGTTTTCAATATTTTTTGCTAACGCCTGTGTCGGTACATTAAGCGTTTATGGATATGGAGTATAATGGAAATATTAAATAAAATAATTGTTAATGGTTTAACAAATGAAACTGAAATTATTCCATTAACTAATGACGAAATAGAAGCATTGGCAGAACAAGCAAGGCAAGAAGAAGAAAATCGCCTAGCATTAAAAGTTGAAGCCGAAGAAGCCAAAGCAACAGAAGAAGCAGCAAAGCAACAAGCATTTAATGATGCCGTAGCAGCAGCAGTTGCTACAGCATTAGCAGCACAACAACCATAACCAACAAAGGGGACAGTATGAAAACTAAGTGCTATACATTTGAAGTGAATATGGTTATTCAAATACTGGCAGATGATGAAGCAACTGCTAAAGTAACACTTGATGATAAGGGTGGATACATAAGTGACCGCAAGGTTAAGTTAGTTAAGACAACAAGTTTAACTGATTCACTAAAACTGGCTAAGTAACTAATAAGGGGACACAATGATAAGACCAAAAGAAACAGTATCACTTGCTTGGTGTGACAATGGTATGGTTGATGGCAAGTTTGCCGAAGGCATAGCCTATACCCTACTAATGGGACCACAGCATGGTGTAATAATTAACAATGCTATGCGTGTGCAGGGCAATCAGATAGGCAGACAAAGACAAGTAGCCTTTGATAAATGGGCTGATGATATTAAAACAGACTGGATACTCTGGGTAGATTCAGATATCTATTTAACTGTTGATGTAATGAAGAAGATATGGCAAGCAGCAGATAAAGAGTTACGCCCAATAGTTAGTGGTGTTTACTTTATCTCAAAGGAAAATGAAGGCTCAGTAATGAGACCATTCCCTTGCATCTTTAAGAACATATCTGAGTTTGAAATTCAATATATACACCCACTACCTGTAGATAAAGTAGTAGAGGTTGACTCTGCTGGTATGGGATTCGTACTAATGCACAAGTCTATTGTGCCAAAACTACGGGCTAAGTATCCTAACCAATCTATGTTTGCTGAGCAAGAAGGCTTAGGCGAAAAGTTTGTTGGTGAAGATATTGTTTTCTTCCGCAAAGTAAGGGCTGCTGGTATACCAGTACACGCCCATACAGGTGCGTTAGTAAGGCATATGAAACGATTTAGCCTAGATGTAGATTACTACGCACTGTACTGGAACACAGTTGCTATGCAAGAAGAGGCATTAAAATTAAAAGAAGAAGCAGAAAAACTAAAACCTAAGGAGTAACGTGGCTGGTCGTGATATTACCGAAGGTCGTGCTGAACGTGCTATTGCAGTTGATATTGGTATCCTATCCTCATCTTCAACATGGCAAAATTCAGGCGATGCATACGATGTAGCCATAGGTGGGCAACCATTCTTCTACGCTATTAGCGATGAACGACCATACATTAGACAGACTGCACCATACCGTAAAGAACAGTTTGATAATAACCAAGAGCCAGGTGAGCAATCACTTACTGGCTGGTGGCTAAGAAGTCAATCTTCCTTTCATAATGGTACTGGTATTAAGTTCTATGACCCATCTGCTGGTGAGACAGTTGCACATAGGTTTACAGATAGCGATAATGTAGATGTTTGGACTAAGGGTGAGGTTACCTTACTTAAAGAGACAGCCAACCTTAGCGGTGTAACTAGCGGTATATATAAATCTTTATCTATTGTAGATGGTTCTACAGATAAACTACTTGGCTGGATTCCAGCAAGTACAACTATTAATAACTACACATCTGCTGGTACTGCTGTTGCTTATACAGACGTAACTAGTATTAGCCCGTCACCATTAGATACTTCAATTAAAGATATTGCAACAGATGGTATTCACTTATTTATAGCAGATAATGACCATATTTATACAGGTCCTATTGCTACACCTACTGCTGGTTATACAAAATATTATGATTTTCAAGGTGATAAAACTAACGTAACGCTTAGTTGGGTTAAGCAACGATTAGTTGCTGGTGTTGATGCATCTATTTATGAGTTAACTAATGCAAAAGGTACTACCCATAACTTACCTTCTGCTATATATACACATCCTAACTCTTCTTGGGTTTGGACATCCATATCAGAAGGTGGTTCTGCCATCTATGCTGCTGGTTATGCTGGTGGTAATGGTGCTATCTATAAGTTTACTTTATCTACTGCTGGTGTTATGCCAACTCTTACATCAGGTATAGTTGCAGCACAATTACCTAGTGGTGAGTATCCCCATAAAATTGAATCTTATTTAGGGTATCTATTAATTGGTACTAACAAAGGTGTCCGTGTTGCTACGATATCAGATACTAATGGAGACCTATCTTATGGTCCATTAATTATTGAAGCAGCCAATACAGGATTAGACTTTGCATTTAGAGATAGGTTTGTATGGGTAACTGGTTCTATAAACGGTTATGCTGGACTATATAGAATTGATTTAAGTAACGAAATAGAAACATTAAGATTTGCATACGCTAAAGATACCTACCTAGATGGTGCTACTGGCTATGCTACTACCGTACATTTTGTAGGTAACTCAGAGCAGATAGCATTTACTACATCTGGTAGCAATGGTATTGCTATTCAATCAACCTCAGTCTTATCTACAACTGGTTACTTAACTAGTGGTTATATTAGGTACGGCACCCTTGAACCTAAGAACTTTAAGCGTCTTCTTGCTCGTGGTGATTTTAATAAGGGTTCAGTCACATTAGGAACTATAGATAGAAACAATGTTCCATACGACCATATTACATATTCGGTAGGTGTAAATCCTGTTG